AAACTTTCCGATCCTCTCTTCTGTGCCCTTCCATTTGCTTTCAAATATTTCAGCCTGTTCGCGCCACATCTTGGCAATCTTTTCGACATTGTCGATCTCGGCGCTGTTGGCTTGCTGTTCGACAACCTCTGCCTGAGCGGTGGCCTGTAAAGCCTCACCTTGTGACTTAAGTTTGAAGGACCTTAGAGTGATAAGCGTAAGAATAAGACCACCACCAAAAAGGAGATTAAGAATAAGGCTTAGCACCTGAAACCACAATGGTATGGATGCTGCGATGTATGACTCTTCCATCAGATTCCAATTAATCGAAGCCACTCGGCCACATCAAAGGACGGACATGCCTTGGCGGCAAATGCGTTATGTCCTACGATTTTGACACGGGGGAACTTGCGGTGAAACTCCTTTACAAATTTCTCCAGGGATGCCAGCTGAGCACTCGTTCGAGTATCTTGGGCTATCTTTCCGGATTTGTCCAATCCTCCGACATAAACAATGTGCCGGCAAACAAGATTCTTACCCTCCACACCGTTGGTGATCTCCCATGGATCAACATTCTCATCATCATTGTTGCGCACCAGACGCTCGATGCGACCGTCCAGATGGATCATGTCCGTATAGCCCACCTGTTTCCATCCATGCCCCACGGGAGGGGAGGCAGTATGCCAGCGCCGAATGTCGGCACTGCTGACGGGCCTACCATCGGGAGTAGCCGTGCAATGGATAACGAGGTATTGAAGCTTTGCCATGTTGATGTTGATTCCTGTAACAAGGGCGCCATACGGCTTACGCTTTTAGGCGCCCTCGACACAGATGATGGAGATGGAATAGGTATGATTCGCTGAGGGGGTGGTTATACGGCGGCGCGTGTGATCAGCACATCGTAGCTTTCGGTTGCCAGGCCATCGGCGCTGGTGACCTTCACGCTGAAGATGTTTTCTCCAACGGCCAGGTTCTTGGCTGCCGAGGCAACACCGGTCACTAGGGTGGTGGAGCCGAGCTTGATCACCTGACCAACCTGGGCGCGGGTTGCAGTCACCGTAGTGGTGTCGACAGCATTGGCCACAGCCATGGTGTAGGCTTTCGTTTCGGTGTCGAATTCAGGAACCAGCTCACCGACACCGAAGGCCAGGTCGGCAAGATCAGTGGAGCCAGCTGCCACGGCAGCGGCACGACCGTCGTACAGGACGATGTCTTCACCAAACACGATGTTCGTGTCCGCTTTCATCAGCATCTTGAAGAAGTACTTCTCCCCTGCGTTGGTCAGCTTGTCGATTTGGATGGCCTCGGCATCATCAGCCAGGGATACGCCAGCCCAGAAGTTGGAGTCGATGCCGGAGTTGGTCACGGCGGCCACGATGACGTCCTTGGGCCAGTCGGCCAGCGGTACGATCTGAATGCCCTTGAAGCGCTCCGGATTCATGTTGGTGTAGTCTGCACCCTTCTGCGGCTTGTCGGTCAGTTCATACTCGTAATTTTCGGCATCTTCCACGGACATGAACAGCTTCAGGTTCGGGTTTTTCTTGGTGGCTTTGGGCAGGGCCTTGCGGATCAGCTTCATCTTGGCGATGACGTTGGTCTGAACAAGCGCTTGGGGAGTGGCGATGATTACAACATCACCATCGGCAATGATGCGGGTCAGGATGCCGTCGAAATACTGGCCTTCAGCAGCACCGGAGACGCCATTGATGAAATGGTCGCCAAGTTCGAAGTCGACCACTTTGGCCAGTTCAGCCAGCAGCTGGCTTTGGATGTTGGACGGCAGTTCGGCGAACACTAGGTTACCGGTGGGCTGAAAAGGACGCCAGATGGATTCGAAAGCGCGCGGGTTGAAGGTGGTGAACGCCATGATGTCCTTCGGTTCGAGATATTTCTCGTCGATGGTAAAGTCGCCCTTGGAATCTGCCTCCACGGGTTGTTCCTTGCGTTTTTGCAACATCTTTCCGGCTTTCAGGCGCGGAATGGAGAATTTCTTGGTCACATTCGGTTGTACGTGAATGTGGCCGCCGGCTACGATTTCGTTGCCAGTAGTGGCGCGTACGAGCAATTGCTCAAGTACCTCACCTGCATAAGCGGAGTTGATTGTAACTGCCATGGTCTATTGATATTTTTGGGGGTTATTTTTTCTTGTTCTTGTCATCAATCTCCTTTTGGCGTTTCTGCCATGGAGTAAGGGCGGTGTCGTCACCGAGGGTTTCCTGTTGCTTGACCTTTGCCGGTATGGCGGCCAAAGCCTTTTCGGCCATTTCGTGGTTAGCCTCAAAAGAGGACAGCCAGAAAGCTTTTACGGACTGTTCGGCCGTTTCATTCAGGCGACCGTCCTTAAGGGCTGCGTCGATCAGCATGGTCGCTTTTTCCGTTTTGGCGGTCTTGTCGGCCAACTCAATGGCGTCCACCTTGTCTTGAAGCAGTTTCTTTTCGTCGCGTTCCTTTTGGAGGTCTTCACGCAAGGTTACATTTTCACTTAAAACAGGATTCACCGCTTCGATGAATGCCTGTTCGTCCGCGCCGTCGGCGAGTTTCAAAATCTTGGCTAATTCTTTCATTTCTGTATTGTTTTCGTTAGAGGTAAGCAGTATGAGTCCTGGACAGTCCCCGCCATCGGAAAGCTCAATGAGCGAGTCATCCTTATCGTACAAAGCAAGCGCGTTGTTGTTGGCACCTATATCCACAATGGAGGCTTCCTTGACTACCCATTTTAGAACCGTTTCATAGCGTTGTCCTGGCTTGATCCATTTGGGATCGTTGGAGGTCTCAACGGCCTTGATGCCGACGGAAGCCATTCTTAAGGTTCCCGATTCCACCTTGGCGGCGATCTGTTGGCTGAATTCATCCGCATCGAATACCGGCTCGGCCAGAATCTTTGTCCCTTCAATCCGTATGTTATCCCAATGCCCGATGGGTAGGATCGTATCCTTGGTATCCCGCCATGAACGGTTATGATTGAAAAGCATGAGCGGGTTCTTCTTGAACTGGGTCAGGATGGCTCCTGAAGTCAGCAGCCAAAAGCCGTATTCGTTCAAACTTTCATCGTGAAGTACAAATGTCTTTGCCATCGTCGTGGGGTTTTGACGCAAAATAACCTCCGCAAAAACGATCACACAAATAACCTTACAAGGGTTAAAACATTTATTGCAAACCATGGAAACATAATTGTCCAAACTCCTTATTACAAATAGCTTCGCACAAAAAAGAGATGGCAAAAGAACTGACCATGCAGCAAAAAAAGGACTGGGCGAAGCTGCTCTTCACCCGCGAGAACCTTTCACAAAAGGAGATTGCCGAACGTGTAGGCGCTTCAGCCCAAAGCGTATGCAAATGGGTGAAGGACGGATGCTGGGATGAGCTGAAGGTATCCATCACCATAACCAAGGAGGAGCAGCTCAAAAACTTGTACCGGCAACTTTCGGAGTTGAACAAGGCCATCACGAGCCGTGATGCCGGAGCTAGGTACGCCACCACGGCCGAGGCGGACACCATTTCCAAGCTGGCCGGTGCCATCGACAAGATGGAGTCCGATATCGGTCTTGCCGACATCATTTCCACCTTCAGGAGTTTCCTTGATTGGATACGAAAGACGGACCTGGCTCAAGCACAAGGGATGGCCCCGCTTTTTGATGCATTCATAAAAGACAGACTACGATGAGCACGCGACTAAAGACATCGGAAAGGGATGCGCTCAGACAGTGGGAGGAAACCATCAAGTCACTCAAGGAGGCCACACCGATTGACGACGACGAGACCCACGGCGAGAAGCTCAAGCGCATTGCCAAACTGGAATCTGACAACGAGGCGTGGTTCAGATACTATTTTCCCACTTATTACAAAAGCGATCCGGCGTCTTTCCATGTGAAAGCCACCAGGCGTATCATGAAGAACAAGCGGTGGTATGAAGTTCGTGCCTGGTCCCGTGAGCTGGCCAAGACGACAAGGACCATGATGGAAAACATGAAGCTGGCCCTTACAGGAGAGGTAAAGAACACACTTCTTATTTCCAATTCCGAGTCCAACGCCAAGCGCCTGCTATTGCCTGTCAAGGCCAACCTTGAAGGGAACCAGCGCATAATAAACGATTACGGCATACAGCAAAAGTTGGGAAGCTGGGAAGACGGCGAAATCATCACCAAGGGTGGAGCGGCATGGCGAGCCATCGGTGCCGGTCAATCTCCTCGTGGCACAAGAAATGAAGCATGGCGTACGGACTTTCTATGGTTTGATGACCTTGACACTGATGAGGAAACCCGCAATCCGGACCGCATCAAGATCAAGTGGGAATGGATCGAGCAGGCCGTCATACCCACCCTGTCTGTTTCCGGTGAATATCGCATCCTTTTTTGCGGTAACATCATCGCAAAGGATTGTTGCATTTCAAGAGCCATCAAGAAAGCCAATTTTGCCGACATCATCAACATAAGGGACAAGAACGGAGTGTCAACATGGTCCAAGAACAGCGAAAAGGACATCGACCAGTTTCTTTCCATGATAAGCACCGCATCCGGACAAAAGGAGTTTTTCAACAATCCGGTCTCAGAGGGTGACATATTCAAGGAAATAACATGGGGCACAGTACCTCCGCTCGAGAAATTTCCGTTCCTGGTCAACTACTCCGACCCTGCACCGTCGAATAATACCAAGTCCAAGGCTAACTCCTTTAAGTCGAATTTTCTGGTTGGCATCCTCGACCACAAGCTGTATATCATAACCGGCTATCTGGATCGCGTCACAAACTCCGAGTTCGTCGATTGGTTTTACTTCATCGACAGCTATGTCAAGGGAAAGAACCAGGTGTACAGCTACATTGAGAACAACAAGCTACAGGACCCTTTCTATCAGCAGGTCTTCAAGCCGCTGTTTGCCACGGCAAGGGACAAGTTCAAGAAAAATGTGAACATCTCGCCCGATCCGCGCTCAAAGCCTGACAAGTATGCACGTATTGAGGGTAACCTTGAGCCACTGAACCGTGAAGGAAGGATGATCTTCAATATCGCTGAAAAGGAGAACCTCCACATGCAGCGTCTTGAGGATCAGTTCAAGCTGATCACTCCGCAACTGAGCGCACCCGCCGACGGTGCCGACTGTATCGAGGGTGCATACTTCATCATCAACGAGAAACTGGCAAACCTGGCACAGGACTGCATCAAGACTTTTAGTAAACAATTTAATTCTAAACGCATTTAGCTATGTTCCTAACATCTGAAGAAATTTTCACGCACCTATATCCGGAAACCATCGCCGCCATCAGCGGTGACGACGAGCGGTTGCTCCTGGCAGCCATATCCGGAGCTCAGGCAGAGGCCAAGGGCTATCTGCACGCATTCGACACGGATGTCGTCTTCAACGCCACCGACGAGGATCGGGATGCGTTGCTTCTCATATGGGTCAAGGACATCGCCGTTTGGCACTACATCAACATAGCCAACCCGTCAGTCGACTACGAAGCCAGGGAAAGGCGGTACAACTCTGCCATCGCATGGCTCAGAGGAGTGCAGAAGGGCAGCATTGTTCCGGACTTCCCCGTTAAGACGGACGCCACTGGCACGGTCGAAAACAATACCCAATTCCGTTTTTCCAGTAACCCTAGAAGAAACCCACATATATGAAAAAGGAAAAAGAAACAAAGGCTCCGAAGCTGGAAAGTCCGGCAGCAAGCGCGATCATACAAACCCTTGTCCTCAGGCCGTCCAAGATTGAGACGACCGACATCGACGTGTGGAAGAAATCCGTCAACGGCTTTAAAGCCGGCAACAGGACAAAGTACTACGACCTGTGTGAAAACATCATGGCAGACCCATATTTGGCCGATGCCATCGAAAAGCGGGTCAACGCCATCACCAACGCCGAGATCACCTTTCAGATGGACGGCAAGAACGTCGAGGAGATCGACGATCTGATCGACACGCCCGAATTTGAGGAGCTCATCAAGGAGATCGTGCTGAGTAAGGCTTATGGTAAAAGCGTTATCGAAACAGCCTTCCTGCCTGAATTTTCCGTTTTCTCCTATCCGCGCAAGCACATCAAGATCACCAACGTGGACAAGCCGTTGTCTGAAAGACGGAAGTACATCGTGGCCAAGGAATCAGACCTTACTGGTTATGATTACACGCTGGACGACTTCATCATTGAGGCTGGAAAAGACGACGATCTGGGCTTCATCTTCAAGGCGGCACCGTACGTGATCTACAAACGTGGCAACTTTGGCGACTGGGCACAATTCGCAGAACTGTTCGGTATGCCGTTCGTGACCGGCAAGTACAGCTCATACGACACCAAGACACGCGACCAACTGTTCGAAGCTCTCTCAACACTCGGTGGTAACAGGGTTGCAGCCGTGCCCATGGAGTCTGAAATCGAAGTGCATGAAAACAAATCCACCGGTAGCAGCGATCTGTACGCCAACTTTCGCAAGGCCTGTAACGAGGAAATTTTGATAGCCGTCCTTGGAAACGTGATGACGACCGTCGACGGTTCAAGCAAGTCGCAGGCCGAGGTGCATGAGAATGGTCAAAAAGAAATATCCAAATCGGACCGCCGCTTTGTCCAACGTATCCTGAACAGGAAGCTGGTACCGCTGCTCATCAAGAGGGGTTACAACATTGCCGGAGGCTTCTTCTCCTTTCCGGACGGAGGTGAGCGCATATCGACCAAGGAACGTGTCGACATGGCCCTGAACATCAAAAAGAATGGCATCCCTGTTGACGACGACTATTTCTACGAGATCACCGGCATACCCAAGGCTGAAAAGAAAGATCCCGAACCCGACAAGGGCGCTGGAGGAAACAAACCGGAAGAAAAGCCGGTGCCCACCAAAAAGCCCGACAAGGAAATAAAGAACAGGGAAAGGGGATTTGCTGGACTGCTGGACTATTTTTTCGGATACGCCCCGACGACAAGGAGCGGGGCATCTCTGAAATGGAACGGCAGATCGACCAGGAGTACAACGATCACACTTGCGGATGACTATTCGATAGACATCAACCAACTGGTCAATCAGGCTATCAGGGAGATTTACGGAGGGGCGGGAGAGGAGCTCATAAACGCCAACCTGTTCAAGGTATCCAATATCCCCCTTCAGCATGCAGTTGATACGTCGCTGAGGGAGTTGGGTAGCAACCATGACGCGTTCGTCAATCAATTCAAGACCAATACGGCCGTATTTGCAGCCTTCAAGAACCATCAGCAGACTAAAGATATGGCCGCGTTGATGACGGACGAGAACGGCAAGCTTAGACCATTCTACAAATTCAAGAAGTTGGCGCTCGAGCTTTCTGCCAAGTACAACATCGATTGGTTGCAGACGGAGTACAATACAGCCGTCAAGGCGGCGCGGATGGCCGTCAACCTGAAGAAATTCCGCGAGACCTCCCACCTGTACCCGAACCTGGAATACATCGAGAGCGTCTCGGTTCATCAACGCGCCCTGCACCTGACATGGGTGGGCACTATCCTACCGATCGATCACGTATGGTGGAACGAGCACATGCCCCCTTCGGACTGGAATTGCAGCTGTGGCGTAAGGCAGACAGACAAGAAGCCGACTGAGGTGCCGGAAGGTGACGCCAACCCCGCATTTAGGAACAATGCCGAGAAGACTGCCGAGTTCGTGAATATCAAGCAGACGCCCTACTACCAGCACACGGATGAGAAGGTGCGCAAGGATGTGGTAAAGTCCGCCAAAAACCTGATGAGGGAAGCTGAAAAGAAAGCTGCTACGGAAAAAAGTTACACGGGTAAGAAAGGTGGGCACCTGACCATTGTCAAGCAGAACAAGAACGAGGCGGCCGACAATCTGACCACATACAAGATTATGGCCGACCAGGGTGGTAAATACACGTTGCTTGATTTGTCCAGGACTCAGGGTGTCAAGAATCCGGATGCGTTCAACAACAAGACCGGAGAGTTCTCGGATGCCAAGCATCCCAAGTCGAGACGTGGAAAGAACGCCATCCAGAATGCCATACGCTCCGCCAGCGAGCAGGGTGTGGGGGAAGTGATCATTCGACTTTCTTACGGATATCCATCCAATGCGTTGTACGAAGGACTCAAGGCGGCACTGCAAGCGGGTAGGGCGGAGAATATCAAGACCGTCGTGTTGATCCGAAAGGACGGCAAGCCCATGCGTCTGGATGCCGACAAATTGCGCGAGCGTTTCAATAAAAAATAAAGGAGGGAAAACACGTTGCCGCATCTTCCCTCCTTGGGGGGGTGATACCACTTGCGTGGATATCTCCCCAATGGCACAAAGATACTATCAAATTCATTAAAACAACATTTAAACACCCGAAAAAATGGATTTAAGCGCTTTTGCCGATCAGTTCGCCCAGAAAATGAAAGAGATCGAAGACTTTGTGAATGGCGACGACATCAAGGACATCATGGGTGTGGAGGCGGTGAACCATTTCAAGGAGTCGTTCAAAAATGAAGGTTTTACGGATGAGTCCCTGGAGAAATGGAAAGACGTCAAAAGACGAGACCCGGACTCGCCATGGTATGGACGCTCAGGACAAACCGGAAAATTCTCACAAGCGCGCACGGCGGCAAAGATACTAACCGGTGAAACCGAGGAGCTGCAAAGCTCCCTTTCATACGATCGGACGGCCGAGGGAGCCAGGGTAACCAATGCGGCGCCATATGCCTCGGTGCATCAATTCGGGATCACTGACGGAAAGGCTTTCGGTAAGTATCCGTTCACACTGGCAGCACGTCCATTCGTAGGTAAGTCTGTCGTACTGATAAAAAACATCGAAGAGAAGATCACAACTGAAATAAAACAAATTCTTACAAAATGAAAACAATCTACAACGCCGTCATGGCACGGCTCAAAGACCAGGTACCGGAACTAAAGTGGATTGACTTGGATACCGGCCAGCTGGATGTAAAGACTGACAGGCCTTCGATCATGTTCCCATGCGCGCTGATCGGAATAGGCATCAAGCCGAAACGCAACCTGACCGACACGATCCAGGAGTGCGATGCCATTGTCACCGTGCGCTTGGCGTTCGACCAGAAAGCACTCAGAACAAATGCGGAAGCACCGGAGGAAGCCAGGGTGAAGTCGCTTGCCCCCTACGACGTCATAGCCGACGTGTACGCCGCCCTTCAGGGATATGGCACCGATGGTTTTGATTCGCTCTGTCGAACGGAACAGGGCAAGGAAAACAGCCTGAACGGCCTCTTCCAATACCGAATCGTACTGAAGACCAGTTTCGAGGACGACACCGCCGATAAATGAGAAAAGCCCCAGTTACGGGGCTTTTCTGCTGTTGTATGGTTTTCAGATCAAAAACACATATATTCGAGGCGTCTAACTTTAAATAATTATGTTCTATGGAAAACCAACAATTTAGAGAAATCAAGCTGATGCTTGCAGTCATTTACAAGAAGCTGGATAGAGTTGATTCTGCGACCACCGGAAAATCCAAAGCGATGTCCAAATCCGTCAAGTCCTATCTTGATGACCTGGAACGGGAGATTTCAAACATCGATTAGATTCTCGCACAAAAATTATATTCACCCATTCTTGGATAAGGTGAGTAAATGAATTTGACAAGGACGGTCAGGCCAAAAATCTTGACCGTCTTTTTTGTTGCGATGAAGACATCCTTGTCGTCATACACCGAAGTTACGATAACTTTAACCATTGAGCTTTTCTTTAAAGGTTTAAACAAAAATTAAAAACGTCTTTTCAATACTTCTACAAGTGTAGGATTGGGCTTCCTACAGACAAAACTATCAACAAGATCGTCAAGCGACATGGCTTCAATGTGATCACCCGATGAGTCGCACCAGGTGCGTTGATACAGGTCATGGACTGCATCATAGGTCCATCCATGAAACTGCATCCATTGGAGTAGATCAATTGACCGGTCTTTTTTGCTTGATGAAATATACCTGGTAACTTGGATGGCTACCAGAATATTTACGGCAGCCAAAAATAGTGAGACACTGAAAGATACTGTTTGCATAGTTAGAATAGTTCAAGTTGTTTTTTCTTTTCCACCTCGAGCTTATCAATCAGCTCCAGTTCACGCTTGGCATTTATTGAAAGGTAATTGTTGAACGTCGATTCGGAAATATGGTATTGGTCAGAGACAAGATTTCGATAAATCCAGACCTGCGTTGCTCCCCGCTTTTTGGCGGCAAGGACGATGGTCTGGATTTCTACGATTTTTCTTAACAGATTCTTCTTGTTGTATGCCATGTTACCGAAAACTTGCTATATTTGCAGAACCACCAGCAAATAAAGGGCTTGATTGTTTTCGGACAAGATGGCCTTTTTTTTATTCGATACGGACGGATAGAGGGTCCTCCTTTCGGTCAATATTTTCAAATTGACCGGGCAGCGCTCCTTCAACTACGGAAGTACGCCACAGGTCGCTTCCATCTCCATCCGTGATTATTTTGAGATTACAACAAGTTTCTGACCATTGGGCGACAACAACGGCGGGTAAGTGATCATTTACATTACCATGTTGCGACAATAATTCTCTTTCAGCTTCTGTCGTATGATATACGACCATTTTTCCTAAGTTTGTTTTCATAATAAAAGGCCTTTACAATGCCTGGCAGGGGCTTTATCAACGATTTTTAAGTTGTTCAATAAGCTCGTCAGCATACGATACGGCGCAGCTGCAAATGGGCTTCCTGTTTGTTAGTAATCCGGAGTTTCTTTGATTAGGCATAGTTGCGTCATCACGATAATAATCATATTCCATCAACTTGATCATTGCCTCCTTGGCGATCTCGTACCTTCTCTGTTCCCAGTTCGCCGTGTTAGACATTGTTCAATTCCTCCCAACATTCCGTACAAATTGAATATTCGGCACCCTTTGGTTGAAGTGCCGCAAAAAACTCTTTTCCACAATCCTCACAACAAATGGTTTCACGTGACCAATCAAGACATTTTTGAATGTATTCATCAGTGAATCCAACGTACTCATTATGCACCTTTGCCCACTTTTCCGCTTCATCCTGATCGTGTGCCGGCAGCAAACCAAACAAGCTGTAACCGCCACCCAAGATATCTGCGGCGAACCATTCGCCTTCAAATTCAACCGCAGCCTTGACAAAATGGTAATGACGTCCATCACCCTCGGATAAAGGATAGGCGTTTGCGTCAAAAATCTCATTATTCATTTTCATACAGATTGTTTTTTAGCTTTGTTTCTTTTAGGTTTCTCCTGTACAACTTCAGCCGGCTTGTAGAACTCGATGGTATTGCGCATCTCAAGGGTGACAAGATTGTATACGAAAGCCCTGACGTTGGATGAAAGCTTTGACTTCTTTTGCAGGATCAATCGGAATTCATCAGCAAGGTTGTCAGGATGCAGTTTTCCGCTATCCTTAAGCACGTCAAATGGCGCCCGACGGATGCGTGTGTCAATCTCAACCTGGTGCGCCTTATGGAGCATATCGGTGCGGTTCTGTTCGATTCTCCTGATATGTGCCCTGATGCTTGATCCGAACTCCGGATCATTCAAGACATCGTCGACCGTATTAAATTTGGTATTCATCTTTTTTTGTTCTGTTTTATTAGTGTGAGCCGGCATTTACTCCAGCGTACTTTTGAAGGACGGTATTGGCCGCGATCAGCGCAGCCGACTGGCGCTCCAGTATCTCGTTTCGTTTCGACAGTCGTGCGATTGTTCTATCCTTGACTGCCAATTCGCGTTGGAACCGGTTGCAAAACTTACCATCGGACAATCGGACATACTGCTTTCCGGTTTTAGTGTTTGTATCTGGAAACATATCAAGTTGTTCGGGCATGGGTCATTCATTTTTGAGAAAACAAAGTCATAATCCGATCCTTAATCCTGGCTGAAGAATGTTCGTGTTCTTCCAGGAAACGACTGGCAACCTGGGAGCCTGTGTCGTTGAAGATTTGCCTGATCCGGTAAGATTCTACCGACATGGTCTCCAGTGCTGAGAGCAACACCATAACCTGTAGTTCCGCCGGTAAATCGAATAGGCTTTCAATATCCATTTAAATTTCATTTAAGGGCATTTCGAATTCAGGTTCATCCTTACCAAGGTACTGGTCGAAATTCTCACAGGCAATCACGTTGTCCATGCCAAACCCAATACCGAACTCTATATCAGGAACCAAGCATTCAGGCACGCTGCAAGTGCAATAATCACACAGATTCAATGTCTTATCCTTCAATTTCATCATCAATTGTTTTTAGTGATCATTTGTTTTCTTGAAACAACAAGGCATCAAGAGTGGCCCAACCTGGGAACCCGCCGATCACCTTGTCGTCGATGTAGAAATCCGCATAAACCTTGCGCGCCTCGGCTCCGTATTGCATCCGGTTGTTAGGTTCGTGATCATTGACCCTGTCGAACCGCACACCATGCTCCAGCAGACAATTGACAGCCTGAGTCAAGTGGTCTCCGGTCCTGCATGTCCATAGAATGATATAATGACCTTCGTCATGCAGGCGGTTGATCACGTCACGCGCAAATGGTTGCAAAACCCCGATCTGAGGATATTTGTCCTGGACAATGGTCCCATCAAAGTCAATGGCGAAAATCATCGTATGAGGGTATAATCTGTTGTGTCATACTTCAGCTCCAGATGCAATCTGAATTCACGCAAGGCGTCTTCCAGGGCTTTGAACTTATCAATGGCCTCCACCAGATCAACATGCTTGTTCAGGTCTCCGCGAAGCCGTATTCCGCCGTTGCAGTCATGCAGGCTAAACTTGTATATCCCTTCCTTGTCAATCTTGGCATGGTAACACGCCAAGGAATTGATTGAAGTAGGAAGCAGAAACGCCTTTTTGTTGTATTCCTGATGGGCAGATGTCGGCGGACAGCAGAACACAGGTATAGGCAGCGAGTAAATGAGCTTGCTGCCATTGGCGAACATGCCGATAACCTGACTGTGCCTTGCACATGAGAGGATGGTGTCACCATTCCTGGTAGTTGTTTTTTCACAGTCCTTGCAATCAAGACAGGAGTCAATTTCTTTGGCCATGACTTCAATATTTGAGTGTTGTCCAATGTACGATCTGACCGTCGAAGTCACCATCCTTGTGGAACCAGGTAAGAAAGTCGTATAGGGAGTCGAATCCGTCATTCTTGGCCAGCAGTGTTGCTTCCGTGCGGGAAAGCCTCTTTCCGTCAACCATGATCACGAAATGGATGCCCAAACCTTCCGTTTCCTTGGCCGTGATGGTGACGTCTTGAACGCCCTGGCACGTAGACAGGTCCTCCCTGTCCTTATTGAACACTTTCTGGCTCTTAGTTCTTA